CACCTTCCTGGAGCATGCGCTGAATTGATCCAGCACCACGGTCGTAAACCCCGACGACTTTACATGCTTGAATGAGGGCTTGAATTCGAGTGTTGACAGTGTCCAGTTCCGTGTACTGATCCTGGAACATGACGTAGTCAGCTTTCGGTACCGTGTTAGACGTCGTGGTGTTCGCCGTCATCGGTCGTGGGCAAGGGAAGAAGTTCTCGATCTCCAACGGATCGTCTTTCTCGTCGAGAAGCTCCTCGTAAGACTTTGACACCCACACGGCCTTCTTGGACTGCTTATCCCAAATCTCGTAAACGCACGCCTGCTGGAACACTTCATTCTTCGGCGTATTGTCCAGCGCACCAGAGCGATACGCGGGCTTGTGGTCTAGAGGAATCTTCTTACCCAGCTCCTCACCGAAACGCTTGACCAGCTCGTCACGGGTGAGGAACACCTTGCGTCCCATCCAGCGAACTTCCGCCCACACTTTCGCGGGGGACCAGATAAAGTCGTCCCAGTGAACGTAGTCGATATAGACTTCTTGCTCGATTACTTCCTCATAGTCCATCGCAGGAGCAATTTCCATCCCGTCCACGATGGTGGGAGGAATGTTGCGCTGCTCCGTCTCCACTTCCATCCGCAGCCACGCCGTAGCGAGACCGGGAATGAGTAGATCCTGGACACAGTTGCGCAGACACTCATCGAAGTCGCAGTGCGCTTCGTCGAGGTCCTGCTCCAGGTTCCGCTGGAGCATCCGCGCCGCTACCCGTGCCACATCGTCGTCAGGGTCGCTAAAACGACGCGAAACGGAGATTTTGGGCAGGTTGGAGTAAAGCGCAGACTTTAGAATTTCCGTGTTGGCGTAGAAAATGTTGAACTTCTTGTCCAGCGCGGAAATATCGTCGCGCTCGTCAAGGTATCGCTTCCCCACCTTCCGCCCCTGCTCGGAAAACTTCTCCTTTTCCTTCTCAGCGTACTGGATCTCAGCAATCCAACGATTACGTCTCGCCCTCGCATCTGTCTCGTACTTCTCAAGCGACTCGATCTTGGTCGAAGACGTAGAACTGGTGTCGTACTGGCTCATATTCTTGCAATTCCTCTGCGAAGGTTCATCTCACGCTCTTCAAAAAGCCCTTGGAGATTCATACCGTTCTCGTCGACTGGGTCGGGAGAGGCTGTAAGTCTGTCGGGATGCTCTACGCACAGAGAAAAATACCTGAAACTGTCCGCGTAGTGGGAAGTCCAGTCGTGTTTCGGTTTTTGGATGAATGCTTTCGTCGATTCGTCAAACGTGCGCTGATACTGCTTGAGCGCTTCCACCCCGTCGTACGTGTGCGGGAGGAGGAAGTGACAGTACGGCAGAATCTTCCTCGCCGCAGCGATACCGTCCTTGAGGCTCAAGTTGGGGACGAGCCGTGGGCGGATGCCCGCCGCGATAAACTGCTCCACAATGCTCTTGCCGGTCTGCAACGACTTTGCTTTGGCGTCGTGTGGGAGCCAAACATCGCCGACGGTGTAGGGTCGAGCGAAAAGCCATTCAATGTAGTGCTCGATCGGCTTGAAGTTGTCGTGGTACGCGTTGACGAGGACGTATCCACCGGGCCTCCGTTGCCACGCCCACGACGCAGTGTCGTCCGTATACCCGAGGTCGAATACGTGAGGAATTTTTTCGTCAAAATCCACCGAAACGGTGGTGGAAATGCGCCCCTCTTCTTCCGCCAGACGCATCTCCTTACCGTAGATGGCTCCCTTGAGGGCTGCATCAAACGAACATTCAAATTCCTGAGCGTATTCGTCTTCATCCATCTGCGCTCGCATCTCGTCGAGCTCAGTTTGATCCAACAATTTCGTCTGGGAAGCGCGCAATTCCAGATACAACCACCCCGGATCCGTCCTCGCGCGCTCTCGAATCTTGTAAAAGTGATTCCTACCCTTCGGCGTACCGATGAAGGTGGCCCATCCTTTCCTATCCGCGAGGGCTGGGAGGATAATTTGCGTCCATACGGAGGGCTTCATGTCTCCGTACTCGTCCAAAATCGCCCCATCATGGTACGTGCCCCGGAGGGCGTCGGGGTTGTCCGACCCAAAGAGCCTCACAGTGGACGTACCATTCTCTCCTGGGAGCGTTACGGACAGCTCACTTTCCTTTTGCTTGAGTGCGATATGCTCCGTAGAACGCTGCAAATAGTCCCACGCGATCGTTTTTGCTTGAGCGTAGTACGGAGCGATATAGCTGTATCGCGCGTTCGGCTTTTTCGTGTAGAGAGCTCTTTCCACCACGTCGTTGATGGTCGCTACGGTTTTTCCCGCACGTCGGTGAGCGACGATACAGCTCCACCGCTGGTCACGATCGTGGTACGGGAGGAACTGTTCCCGTGGATTATACGGAAGAGTCGCTACGCGCGTGCTCATTTCAGTGTTGGGTAGAGCTTTTCTACTTCTGAAACTTCTTCATCGAGGAATTTGTTGGCAATATCGTGCCCCGGCATCTTGTCTTTCTTATTTGTTTCTATAGCAAGTCGTTGTCGACGGATGAAGTGGTCTACTTCACCCTTCGACATTGGAACTCCAGCATCGTGCAAAGTCCCGTTTTTCACCGTAAACCGTTTGATTTTAGCAGTAGCCGTTTTCTCAGCCATTACTCATCCTCGCGTGGGGTGGAGGGGACATCCAATACCCGCCCTTGCTCGTCGATGGTCACTTCGTCCAGTCGATTGCGGCGGAGGACATGCTCAACGATCATTTTAGCTGGAGTGGTCGGCTGGGAGGAGTTGCCCTGCAATCGGGCCCAGAGGGCGTAAAATTTGTCGGGGTTATCATTGGCCCAGATTGCCAGCCGTGGCACGCCCCCGATCAACTCAAACGCCGTGTTGAACGTGTCTTTGATCTGCTCACGGGTGGCTCCCGTCCGTGGGAGGACAAAGGGTCTCTTTATGGAGGCCATCTTCGTCAGTTGGACGTCCATATCCTGCTCGCGAGCCTTCAATTGCTCTTCGACAGCCGTAATCGGCTCAGCGTAGTCTTCGTAGTCGTCCATACCCGCATGGTACACCAGCCTAGGACGGAAGTGCAAGCGTGACAAAGCCCACGGCGCGCGGTTCTAGGTGCTGGGCTCTTAACCCTACCTGTAGTGTGGGTATGAAAGTAGTTCATAACCCTACAGCGCACATGGTCTTCAAAGTTGTCTGGTGGCTGGGAGAGTGGGGGGTAGTTACACCAATGAGCCACCCCGCCTGCCGATTGGTTTGATGTTGCGACGCAGCAATTGCAACAAGATGTAACAGATTTGTGCGACGCAGCATGGCACGGACCTTGCTTGGCCCCTAGCAGGCACGGACCTTGCTTGCCCTGCCCACATGGCACGACCCTTGCTTACAAGCACGGCGCATGCCTGCCCTGCCGATGGCACGGACCTTGCATGTGGCACGGACCTTGCGTGTGGCACGGACCTTGCATGTGGCACGGACCTTGCTACGCGCGTGCGCAGGCACGGACCTTGCGTGTGGCACGCGGATTGCTTGCAAGCACGCTCCGTACCACACTCCGGGCTGGTACGGATGCTGCTAGTGGCATGGTCTTTGCTACGTGTGAGGTTGGCACGGATGTTGCATGTGGCACGACCCTTGCTTGCACGCGCCAATTGGCACGATCCTTGCTTGCTGCCGCGCATTGCGTACATAGATGCCCAAAAGCGGCACCTAAGCACCATGTGTGCCACCGCGTAGGGGCCGCGCTACGCGGTGGCATGCGGGGCAGCTACAAAGGGCCGTGCGCAGCCCCTGCGCCCCTTGTGCATGGGTTTAACGCAGCCCCAGCGCCATGCGCACAGCGCCCCTTGTATATGGTGTGCGCCCCAAGCATCGGCATTGGCACGGGCCGTGCATATAGTGGAGTACCGTGGCAGGGGCCACGGCAACCAAAGGAGCAAGCAACCATGGCAAAGTCCCGCAAGTCCGCAGCACCTACCCTCGGCGCCGAACTGGCGCAGGCCACCGAAGTCGCCGCCCCCGTGACAGCGCCCGAGCAGAAGGCCGACAGCACGCTGTACGTCGTGGGCAAGAAGTACCGCGTCAAGGCTAACACAAAGCACGCACATGACCAGCACTGGGACGCCATTGCTAAGGCGTGCGCCAACGGACCGCAGCCGCTGGCCGATCTGGCTGCGCTTGGCATCCCGGTCCACGCGACCAACGCAGTGCCTTACGTGCGGTACTGCATCCGTCGCGGCTGGCTGGTTCCCACTGCGCAGTAAGCAAGTGGCAGGGGGCGCAAGCCTCCTGCCCCATGTGCGCCTTGACCGCAGGGCGCACATGGGGCAGTCGCCCAAATCACCTAGGAAAATTCCATGGTCCGTAATTTGTCAGGTATCCGCGCGAGGTCCGAGTGTCGTCTGCTCGCGATCCGCATGGTCCGGGAGGCCGCGCACTACGGTCTCATCCCCCTGTCTCGGCAGGGTCTGTTCGTGGAGTCCAGCGCTTACTTCCCGATGACCGGTATCGTCGTTAAGATTGCCGACCGCAAGACGGGCGACGTCATCGCCATCTGCGACTTTGAGCACGTGGAGCACGGTACCGTCTGGGCTCCCCGGGACGGGCGCTTCGAGAAGGTTTGGCAATGCTAGTCGCCCTCGCAGCCTTCGGGCTGCTTCCCGGCCTCGTCCTGGCGTCCTACGTCGCCCTCTGGTTCGGGCTCGTCGTCCACCGGATCATCCGCTAATCCCGTCGCCCCGACCAGACGGCCGGGGCGACTTCGCGTCGTCGTTCGCCAGATCTCGGATCCGAGGACGCTAGATCACGAATCAAAATCAAAACGAGATCGGATTTCGACGTCAAGATCGCGAATCAAAACCGAAATCGAAATGACGTCGAGGATGGAACCCGACTCCAGACGCTATGTTGCGGTGCAGCATGGGGGTAGGCTGGGGGGGCGCGGCCCGTAACCGGTAACCGCCCGTAACCCCGGTTACACTATAAGCCCCTGTAAAAAACACCCCCCCTACTCTCTATACTAATTCATTAAAAATGCTTTAAGCTACTTTACCGGTTACTCAGATACACCCTTGTTTTTAAACGTTTTTGACTAGTTACTGCGCCAGCCTGCAACCGACTACACCCGGTTACTTTGTGCAGTGCAGCATAATACCCAACCACCCCCATGGTTTTGCTGCACCGCACAATTCATTTTACCTTCACCCAGAGTTTTTGATTCCCAACCCCGAAATCAAACGGGTCATTTGACTCAACAACGACCGGTGGCGACAACATTGAGCCCCTCGCTTGCTTCCGCTCCCACCCCAAACGCTCCATTGCATCTCCGTAGATAGTCATGTTCACCTTGCCCCCCACATGTGATTCGAGAGCGTGGACAACGCGGATACCTTTCACCACCTGCTTCCCTTCCACACGATGTCTGATTTCCATCACGCGAAGTATCTCACGAAGATACTCTTCATAAGGATTCTCCCGCTTGAACCCAGTCTTGTGAATTTCCCACTCCAGAGCATCCTCAGACCAGAACCGCTCCCCACTTTTCCACCGATGGTGCGCCTCCGCCCATATCTGCTCCCGCTCAGCGGCCAAACGGTCAATATCGACATTACCGACGATAATGGGGAACTCCCGCCGATTAGTGTCTTCTTTGAGGAATTCCATCTTGTTGGTGTTCCCAACCATCACGGTCTTCCGCTTGTGTTTGACTAACGACCTCCCATACGGCGGGCGGAAGATGTCTTCTTGCGATGTGATGATAGCCTTCAACTGTGTAGCGTCTCTCCGATCGTACGCATCCAACTCTTCGAAGTTCGTACACCAGCGGGTGTTGATTTGCATCATGAAATCTTTATCGGACCCCATGCCGTGGATGTCTGTTACGTTCCCCTCCCCGAAAAGAGTCCACCAGAAGCGTGTCTTACCGCATCCTTGAGGTCCTTGCAGGATGGTCAATTGGTCGAATTTACACCCCGGGGCCATGGCACGGGCAACGGCCCCCAATAGCAGCCGACGCATCACTTCTTCCGAGTATGGATTGTCCTCCGCATGGGCCAGATCGATCAACAACCGATTCACACGTGGTTTTCCATCCCACACCAGTCCAGCGAGCCATTCGCGGATTGGGCTGCGCCGTCGCTCCTCCGCCACGGCGGTCAAGCTGGTGCGAACACTGCCCAGCGACGCTTCGGGGATGCTAAGATACTTTTGGAAATGTGCAGCGATGAAAGTAGCGTCGGCGTCGGACAGCTCCCTACCGTTCCACATGATGTTGAAGTTGTCCTCGTTCAACCACAAATCTTCTTCGCTGAACGTGGGGTGCTGCTTCAACAACGCGATGTAATTCGCCTCGCAGGGGAATATCTTGACGCTGCTCTTTGTCTCTTTCGGAATGAGTCCGTAGCGGGCAATCAAGGCACGGGCTGGTTCGACAATCTCAGTCCCGAGATCGAGTTGTGGGAGGTCTTCCCAGAGGCCCCCAGCTACGAAGTAGTCATCGATTCCTTTATGAGCCGATGCACTGAGATCTACAATCTGGAATTTCTTGTCGGGGAAATGATGGCGTAGCCCAGAGACGAGTCCCCCATATGCGGTGAGGATGCGATACTTGCGCCAGTCCCCATCCGCTACGATGAGAACTACCTCGGCCCCACTACGTTCGATGTCTGCGATGATGTGTGGGTGTACATCGCTCTCGCCCCACTTCCAATTCCAACATCCACCGATGGCGCAGCCGGGGATGCCTGTCTCTTTCAGCAACTTCGCGTACTTCTTTTCACCCTCTACGACAGCATAGGTGTTCGACGCTACGGCGAATCGCTTGGGGTGGAAGTACGGATGGAGGCAGAGGTCCCCTAACTGTTCTTTGGACGGCTGTGTGTATCGCTGCTCACTGCTGTTCTGCCGCGCCCGGTACATCATGGGGTGCCCGTTGACGTCGACCAACGGGTTACCGTCTAGATCGAAGTACGGGATGATGTATCGTTCTGGAGGAGCGGCACCTGCTTCGGCAAGGAACGCCGAGGCGATGGGGAATACAGGGAATATTGCGAAGATATCTTCTGGCGTGAGCCCTGAGCGGGCTAGGTCTTTGATTGCGTATTCGCGATTTCGGTTGTAAGATTCTTGAGCTAGTTGGTTATCTCTTGAATGCTCTTGAATCACGCTTGCCTCCAACGGTGTGCGCAAGGTATAATAGCGCAGTGGATCTCTCCACGGCGCAGTTACCCTGCAATGGGGTAGTCAATAAGCTCAGAAGGGCTACAGACCGCGTGCTAGGCGGCCTGTAGCCCGTAGCTTACCACCAGCACGCCACCCAGCCTAGCCAGCGTGCGGCATGTCCTCATCCCTCAGACTCTGGAGCTCGTAGTTGCCGCAGATGTAGCGGGCAACATTTTTCATGAGCGACATCTTACCGGGATTGGTGACGCCGAGCTCAATGCAAATTTCACGGTGCAACGCATAGATTTCAGCGTCCAGCCGTGTGTCAAACCGATTGCCGGTGACAGTATCCACCCAACAGTGATCCGTGCGCGCTTCAACTTTCATTTCAAGACTCCTTCCTGACAAAAATGGTTTTGGGGTTGATGACAAAGTCGCTGGGGCCGTAGTTGTTGAGCGAGTTGTAGTTCAACCCCCAACAGACTCCACCCCAAGCGTTCGTGTATTCCACGATAGACTTCACAGGCTTGTCATCCTCGTAAATCTCATTGTTGCGGATCAGTAGATCCACCATACTCTTGCTGTTGATGGTCGGCATACTTACTCCTTACGTTTGTTGATCGGTACGTACGACTGCTTCACAACCTTCAACGCTTCCCGCGCCGTAGCGATGAAGCGATCAAATTCCTCAAGAGGACGGGGATCGGGGTTGCCGACGAGTTGCCCGCGCCACGCTTCAGCCTCCCACACAGCGCGAGTGAGAGCTTTAACATGCTTGTGCCGGAGAATCATGGTTGCCGCCTCCTTGTGTTAACCACGCCCCAAGTATGCGCCGCTCACTTTGGGGATGCAACATTGATGCGTGGAATGAGGTCGTACTCATCCATGAACCACTTGCAGATGTCGTACGCCTCCATGTCATAGTGATACGCCATTTCTGTGAATCTAGCGGCAACCTCCAACACTCGCTCATGTTCTTGCGCTTGCTCCAACGTCGGGAAGTTGCGGCCGTCAGACGTTTCGTAGATCACAACTGCGATTGGCTCTTTCACGATGTCACCTTTTCTATGAAGTCAACCGACTCAGAGTAGTACCCGTTACTTTCACCGCACCAGCGTATGTCTACATAGCCCTTGATGGTAGCGAGTTTGTAGAATGTCCACGTCTTGTGCCCGTACTCCATGTTTTGCTCATTGGAAGACTCTTCGGCCAACGTGATTTCGTTATGGATCAAATCTTTCAGATCACCAACGATGCTCTCTACGTAAACGTTCTCGCAACAATCTTGTCTGTGCTCCATGAAAAATGTGCGCCCACAATTCGTTTTGAACCTGATGATTTCGTGCCCGTCGTCAACACTCACTTCTTGCAGGGTAAGTCCCTTCAAAATGTCAAAATTCTGGTGAATTTCCATCACTCCTCCTCGTCTTCAACGATACTCAGGCTGGCCTCCAACTGCTTTTCGTGCCAGAAAAACTGCGCCTCGTCACCGTACTCGTTGCACTGCACCGATCCATGGGGCCAGAGCAGATAGATATCTTTGGCTACCCTGACTGCCTCTTCAAGCGTGCGTGCGTTGAAACGTATGCGACGCACCCAGCCGATGTCTTCCCGCATGTCGTTCACTTGTAGAAGCCACACGTAATACATGTCATCCATGACAACCTCCTTGCGTTAAGTACGGCCCCACTATGCCAACATCAGCACAGTGAGGCAAGCATGAGTTAAGCCGCTGGCAAGACGCCGCTCACGAAAGTGTGAATGCTGACGATCTTCAACCCTTCTTGTTCAATGTCGTCGGCCATGTCGCGCAACCACATCGGAAGATGCGAGCTGCGAACTTCAACTGTGTCAGTTACCTCTTCTCCGTTCTCCAGATACGTCACTACTGCTTTCATCATGAGTTGCACGACCACCTCCACATATAACGTATGCGCAACGCGCGCACACGTATAGTGCCAGCATCCCACACAGATGCAACCCCTAAATGCTCACGCTTGCATCCCTTTACGGCATGGGTATAGTACAGGTGTGGCAAGCGTAGCCACGCACCTAGGAGGTAGTGAAGAATGGATTCGCTCTTGCAAGTGCTGATGCGCCGTGATGACATGACTCGTGAAGAGGCTCTGCTGGAAATCCGAGACATCAAGAAGCGTGTGCGTGAAGGTGAAGACCCCGAAGAAATCCTGTTGGAAGACTACGGGCTCGAACCTGACTACGTGATGGACCTCATCTAACCGATCAACGGACGGGCGAGACTGGTTTTTCGCGAGTAGCTCTCGTCTAGGTTCGATTCCTAGCGCCCGTCCACCCTACAGGAGCGACACATGGCGAAAAACAGAGTTGAGCAGTACAGCGAAATCATCGCTATTCTGGAAAGCTGCGCGATGCACATCGATCGCACCAGCATCGGATCTCTCAAAGATGCTGAGCTGATGCGTAAAATCGAAGACAAAGTGGCGGAACTTTATATCGAACGAAAGAGGCTTCAATCATGCGACGAGTAAAACACTCCAACACTGTCCACACCTACGTCATGGGCGCTAAGTTTGACACTATTTTCGGTGGAAAAGCCGAAGCCTTGCATGGCACCATCACTCATATAGAGTACATGAGCCCATTGATGAAGCAGAAATGGCCTTGGATCAAAGGAATGTGGGAACTTTCCAACAACAGAGGATACAGTGAGTGGTACAAGACGCTGAAAGCAGCCAAAAAACGCGCTCAAGAGATGTGGGAAGGATGTTTTTTCAAAACACCTAAGGAGTTTTAAATGCGACGACTAACCGTCTTTGTTGTGTTGATGTTGG